GCAGATATACAACCTAACAGTTCAACAGGCTGCCCTTGAGCGTGATGCGAACAAGGCGGCAATTGAAGCTGAAGTACAAAAAGCCAGGCTGGCAGTGGATTCTGCGGCCAGAAAGCGGCAAGAGGTTGAGATTGAGGCACAGCTTGCCGCTGCTAAGGGCCAATACAACCAAGCATTTGCAGAGGCTCTAAGACAAGCGGGCAGAGGTTTGGAGTTAGCTCAAAAGCAGCTTGATGCGACTAGGCAAGCGGCTGGCGTGCAAAACGTGATTGCCGATGCAACGTTCAGGGCAAAGGTTGAGGCTGCAGGTTTTGCCGCAAACATGGCAAGCGCAGAGAAGAATACCTCTGCCACTGCTGATCAGATGGATCGGTTGGCCGAGTCAACCAACAGGGCTGGCAACATTGCCGGTCTGCTTAAAACGCAGTTTGGCGAAGCGGCAAACAATCTGTTGTTCAGCGCAGCGTATGCAGCCGAGTCAAATGAACTGGTGAGAAAAGGCATCACCGGCTTTGGCGAATACAACAAGCTGCAAGAGAAATACCTAAACATCGCGAAACAAATCAACCAAGAGATCTACAAGCGAAACATCCTTGCCGCTCAAAGCCAGCTTGAAGAGCTAGGCATTAGTACCACTGCTTTGAAGTCAATCGTGCGCAGCAACAACTCTCGATCAGGTGGCTTCAATGTGCCGTTCGCTGAAGGCGGTTACGTCACACGCCCAACCCGCGCATTGATCGGTGAAGGCGGAGAGAGCGAATATGTCATCCCATCTAGCAAGATGGATGCAGCCATGCGAAACTACAGCGCAGGCCGTCGCGGTGATGCAGTCCTAAACATGGCCACCCCACAGATCAACCTCACTACAGGCCCTGTGATGCAGATGAACGGCACTGATTACGTCACCAAGGCCGACATGACCCGCGCGATGAGCAGCGCCGTTAGCCAGACCATTCAGACGATCACTAGTACGCCTTCGCTGCGTCGTCTTATGGGGGTTGCACGATGACCAAAGGCATTGCTGCTTTCCTGACGATTAGGCAGAGCGACTTCAATACCGTTGTGGCTAGGTATCAGAGTTACTGGCCTGGCATCACGGTGAATGGCCACGTCTTTAGGCCTTTTACTGCTGGTGCCATCACCTCGAACTCATCAGGCGGCCAACAGTCGTTTTCGCTTGAGTTTGGCCTTCAGGCAGCCACTGAGCAGATCATTGAGGTGAGCGCTGCCAATGGGTACATCTACGATTGTGAGCTAAAAGAGTTTACGCCGACTGCTACCGGCGTTCCGCCTGCGACTCTCACTACATTCACGAGATTCACTGGTGAGCTGTTGAGCGCAGTTAAGACTGACAGCAGCATTACAGTAGAGATTGGAACCAGCTTGGATCCAGTCAAAGCGCAGGCACCTCCGCGCAAGATGACTAACACGCTAGTAGGTGAACCGCCGCAGGTATGACAAACTACATTCCACCGCAAGGCCCATCATCTGCGATCAGCACAAATCTGCGTAAGGATGAGCGTGTCTCCTTGCAGTCAGTCGATACTGAACCAACGCAACAGCAGCGTGTGGTGGAGATTGGCAGCTCCATCCCTCTGGTGTTTGGTGTTTATGAGATTGAAACCAATACGGGTGGCGTTTGGATCACGCCGCCTGCAGCTCGTTACGGGATTCAGTTTTCGGACACGACAGGTCAAAGATTTTCTTTTGGTTTGATCGTTAGTGATGGAGAGCTGCCTGCAATACCAATTGAGGATTTGTACAAGGGTGCTCTTTCGTTTGATACACTTTTAAGCCCAAACGCTGTGACTACTTACGGCGGGCTGGCCACAACAGGGTTTGATTACACGTTGACATATGTAACGGCTGGCAGTCCAGCGACTGGCACGCCTGGCGGTTACGGCATTGAAGCAAATTCAACAAACTTTCCAGGGGTACTTCAAAGTGTCCCAGGCGGTGGAACATTTATTCCGCCCGGTGGGGGTGGGTACCATTACCGCACAGAGGCAACAGCTGGCCAGACAGTAACAATAAGTGCCGGTTTGACTGCAGATATTGCAAGGATCAATTCATACACAGTTGGCGTTTTTGATGTTAATTTTGCCCCTGTTAATGTAACGGTTGATTTTTATGTGGGGTCAATGTTGATGGAGTCCGTAAGCACGCGGAACTCGCTTCAACTCTATCAAATGACCAGCACGATTGGCCTTACAATCCCGCAAGGGACAGGCGGTCTTAAGGCGGTTGTGACCATACCTGTTGATGCTTATATCTATTATCGCCTGTCCTACAACCGTTGGTTTTATTTCGCGGCCTCCCCTGATTACTCCCCCGGCAGCCCGCTTGTTAGCAGCACTTTGGCTTTGTTCCCTGGCAGTGGTGGCAGCTTTGAGGGCATGACAACCCTTGCCGTGACTGGCGGTTACACTGTCGGCTATGAAGATTCATACCCAGCGCAGCAAGTGCGTTGCTTTATTCGCAACGGCTTGATTGTTGACAAGGTGCAAGGCGGCAGTGGCAGCTCAAGCAGTTTTGCAGATCTTGCATATTACCTGCTGCGCAAAACGGGCAGTGTCGCAGATCAAATCATATCTCTGCCTTCTTTCCAACAGGCGGCAGCGTTTAACGAAGAAATTGGCTTGCCATTTAACGGCATTTTGACGAATAGCGTTAATCTGCGCGACTACCTAAGCAGCGTTGCCCCGTATTACCTGCTGCGGTTTGTGCAAGCTGGCGGGCAATACATGCTGAAGCCATTGCTTCCTTTGACGGTTGACAACAAGCTGAACATTGGGCCGATTACGCCAGCAGCAACCTTTGACAATAGCAACATTGTCGCCGGATCATATCAAAAAACATATCTGCCAGCAGATAGGTTGCGACCGTTTTGTGCGCTCATGTCATGGCGATCCCAGACTGGTGCCGTGTTCCCGGTGTCACAAGTTACGGAAGTACGGTATCAGGGCCTTGCGCTTGATGGACCATTTGAGCAGTACGACATGGAGGAGTTCTGCACTGACTACCGTCACGCTGAAGCGATTGGTACTTATATCATCGCCAGCCGTCGCTATACCAAGCACACCGTAAGCTTCCAAACCACGTCAGCAGCTGCTGCATTGTTGCCTACTGATGTGATCGAAGTGGCATGGACCTATGAAGCGCAGAGCGTGCAGCAGCAAACAACAGATATGTATCAGATTGATTCCGTTATTGAAGATCAGGCTGGCTTGTATCGTATCGAGGCTACACATTTCCCTGTTGATGCCAACGGGCGCAGCTTGGTCGCGAATGAAGTTGCGCAGATCCTTGAAGTGCAATTGCCTGAATATGAACCGCCCGCCTTTGGCACTTGGTCTAGGCAAAAGCAAAGTGCAATCACTATGGGCGACATTGGCAAGTGGTATAGAGCATCTAGCGATACGTTGCAGCTGTCTAATTTTGATTTTAACGGCGTAGACTTGTCTGCTGAACTAGGAGCGTGGGGGCCTGGCGATACTTTGCAGCTTTCGATTGACGATGTTATCCAAACAAGCATTGTCATTGATTCAATTACAGACCAATCCGGTGGAGCAGATGAGCGATGGATTGTGCAGGCAAAATCTGCTTTTGCTACATTGCCAGATGGCGGTTTAGCCATCCAACGCACTGCAGCAGTGCTTTTGGCGTCGAAGTATAGCTTTGAAGATGGGGAGTCGCAGTTTGGCGTATTTGGTTCTGACGTGAGGTCAACAGCTCAGGCATTTGATGGTGTCAAGTCAGCTGAGACAGCTTTTGCCTATGCAGACATTGAGTTTACGGATGTCTTCCCCGATCCGAGCAACTTGTATTACATGTGGTCGTGGCGATGCTATAACTCCGGTAATTTTCAAAATCACACGTTCTTTGGAATCCGTGACGTATTAAACGGTGCTGGGTTTGACCTTAAGACGACAGGCAGCACGACAATTTCATTTTTCGGTTCAGGCGCAGGGCAGACTATAGGAACCGATACGTCAGTTCAAAACACATGGAATCATTACTATGTGCAAGTTTATTGGGTAGATGGCTTAAATCAAAGGCCAGAAATTAGCCTATGGATCAATGGCTCGCTTGTGGGCAATGTAAAGATTAGCACTTCTACGCCTTACGGCCCACCGATAGGCATCAATGCAGATTTTGGTGATTTTAGGGTGGCAAGAGGAAGCGACACAACGGCCGGCACAAAATACTACGATCTTTGCTTAGGAGGTACTTCTAACAATCCGCTGGCGCAGATGAACCAAAGCACGATTGTGCCAGCTGATATCGAATCAGCGCTTGAGGCTGTTGCGCCAGGACCACCATTGATCCTTAGATTTGCCACGTATGGGAACCCCTCAAACGTAGGAGAGTGGGATTATTTCCTTCAAACTACCCCAACTCGTAAAAATCAAATTCGTTTCAACTATGAAGATTCAAACGGTGTAGATGTTGATTCAGAGCTGTTCCGCTTGCTTGGTAGCAGCGTTCAGGTGTGGTTTTCTGTAGACGGCAGAAGCTATGAGCAAAAAACGGTGGCATTGCAAAGGAATATAGCCAACAGTTATTATATTTTGGATGGCGCAGTGCCTTCTGCCCCTCAGCAGGGTGAACTTTTGGTATCCTTTAGCGAGCAGCCAAGGCCAGCACCTGCATCGATTTATCAATGGGATACCTATGGCAATGAAGGGCTTTCAAACAACTGGAGATTGCTTGAAGACAGAAGTCCCACTGGGGGGCCAGTCTCTTTGTGGAGCGATCAGTTGCTTTTCAATTTTATTGATTCAAATCTAGAAAACATTGACGACTATTTGCTGGGCAGAACAAGCGGTGTCGCTGATGTCTGGATCTCAATCAATGGGGGCTCCTTCCAGCAGTATCAAACAAAGCTGATTGGTAGAAATTCGACAGATAGCAGTTATCGCTTTCAGTTTGGTGCGTTCACGTTTACCGGCATAACTGCTACAGGCGTTTTGCAGCTTTCCTTCTCTGATCCTGGCCCCTGATCAGTCAGGATTTTGCTGCTGTAACCTGTAGGAAAAGGCTGAACGCTATCAATGACTTGGACGCTAGCCAATTCCGTGACTTGGACCGGCGACCGCGCCGAGAACAATACCGCGATGGAATATCTGTTTGATACCTACCTTCCATCCAGGGGCTGGACTACGGGAGCGCATCCAGACGGCAGCAGCTTCAAACGCGTTTTCTCGTATGGCGCAACTGATAGCCTGCAGGGTGGCACATGGCGAAGCTACTTCTGGGCGAACTGGACTAGCGCTACGGCTTCAACTAGTTGCAGCATTTACGAAGACGCGACCTATACGGCATCTCCAGGTGACTTGGCGACTGATACGACCAACTCAAGAAGCATTCAATACAATGACAGCTCTTACTCTTTTTATGGCGCTAACTGGCGTTTCTGGACAAGCGATCAGGTGGCGAATGCCACGCTAGTCACAAGAAACAAGAAGGTAATTTGGTATCACCCAGGCTTCGATACTGCTGCCTTTGTGCAGGCTGGGACGTGGAATGGTACTGATGACAACCCCAATACTTGCATTTGGCCTATGAATACTGATGGTGCCATGTATTCCACTAACTCTCCTATTAGCACAGGAGTCAGTGGTTCAACCTATGTTCTTGCTCCGCAGCCATGGTACAACAACCAATACCAAGGCTTAATGCCAGAGATATTTTTCACGAACTTTGGCATGAACTACAATAGCAGCTTTGATTACGGGCCAGCATTTTTTATTAACCAATCAGATGTGCGCTACCACGTGCCTGCAGCATTGAACAGCAGCTCTAGAACGGCATATGGATCGGCTTTCAATCTTAACGGAGTTCTGCTGCTTGCTAATAGTCGCTATTGGATACGCTCTCAGGCAGACATGAATCAGCCAAGTCTGATCTTTGATTTTGGCACCTCTGAGCCTGACCTTACCTGATCGCCATGGCAGCTGATTTTACAATCACAGCTACAGAAACAACTCTGCCCGGCGGGATGCCAACGGCAGAGGTGGGGAGCGGTGTCTTTGCATTAATCACCGTTCTTGAGGCTGATGGTGCGCCAAACAGTAGCTCAAGCGCATCAGTGCCGCCTGCTGCTGGTGTTGACTTCCCTGCGCTTGCGCCTTCAGCGCGCACCTTTACGCAAGGATCGCAGCCGTTCAGCACTTTTCAGACCTACTCCGGCCTTGAAAATCGTGTGCTGCTTGGCGCCAATCAGATCGGTTTGTCGTTGAGCTTGGGCTTCCAAAACATTACAGAAGCTCAATACAACCTGATCTTTGCTCACTACCTTGCCGTGCAAGGCGGCTACCTAGATTTCAATCTCAGCCCAGAGGTATTGGCTGGCGTTTCAAGCTCGACCTATCTGCAGCCTGCTTCCTACACCTACCGCTATGC